GGTCAAATCTCTACGACCCTTCTACCCGGACAGCGGCGTGGGGTCACGAACGCAAAAATCAGAAATCAAACGGGGTATTAACCCCCAGCCCGGAAAGCGAGGTGAAATGTGTGGCAAAAGACGGAACTATGAGAGGCGGTCAGCGTGTCGGTGCCGGGAGAAAGTCCAAGGCTCTGACCGATAAAATCGCTGACGGCAGGTTGAACGGTGCGATGGTGCTCCCGGAACCGGCAGAAATCGAAGGAGCGGATGTTCCTCCGGTCAAAGAATACTTGAGGGCCGCTCAGAAGAACGGCAAAGACCTGTGTGCCGAAGAGGTATACCGGGATACTTGGAACTGGCTCAAGGCTCGTGGCTGTGAAATGTTAGTAAACAACCAGCTGATTGAGCAGTACGCCATGTCAGTATCCCGATGGATTCAGTGCGAGGAAGCGATATCCGAGTTCGGCTTTCTGGCCAAGCATCCCACCACCGGCAATGCCATCGCTTCACCGTATGTTGCAATGAGCCAGACCTACATGAAGCAGGTCAATCAGGTCTGGTATCAGATTTACCAGATCGTGAAAGAAAACTGTGCCGTGGAGTACGGCGGCAGAAATCCACAAGATGATTTGATGGAGCGGCTGCTCACCGCTCGGAAAGGAAACTGATATGTTTGAAAAAGTAAACCCGGCGCATCCCGACAAGGTGGCCGACCGTATTGCCGGTGCTCTTGTCGACCTTGCGTATCAAAAAGAGAATAATCCGAAGATCGCCGTCGAGGTCCTGATCGGTCACGGCATCTGCCATATTATCAGCGAAACCTCGGTGGCCCTCTCTCCTGATGAGGTAGAGGCTGCTGTTTCCCGTATCGCCGGGAACCTGCTGGTGGACTACCGTGAGGTTTCGCAGGACGAGCATCTGGCCGACAACCAGATCGACGGCATTCATTGTGGCGACAACGGCATCTTCAAAGGCGTCCCGGTGACTGACGAGCAGAAAAAGCTCACCGCCATCGCCAAGCAGCTCTATGACACCTATGGCAGCGACGGCAAATACATTCTGGACGGCGACCGTCTGATCCTCTGCCAGAGCAACGCAAAGACCAGCAATCTGCGTGAAGTCTTCCCGGATGCCGAGATCAACCCTCTCGGTGACTGGACCGGCGGCACGGACGTTGACTCCGGTGCCACTAACCGGAAGCTCGGCTCCGATATGGGAGACTCCGTGACCGGCGGTGGTCTGCACGGCAAGGACCTCTCCAAAGCCGACGTCAGCATCAACATTTACGCATGGCTCAAGGCGCAGGAAACCGGTGCGCCGGTCGAGCTTGTCTGCGCCATCGGTGACGATGCCGTGAACGGCATTCCATACGAGAGAATCGTAGAAACAGCAAGGGCCTTCATCGACCGCATCGGCGGTTTCGAGAGGTTCGCTGAGTGGGGTCTTATATGCTGATTGAGAAAAAGAAAACGGCAGAGCTGCTTCCTGCCGAATACAATCCTCGCAAGGACCTGAAGCCCGGTGACGAGGAATATGAAAAACTGAAACGCTCCATCGAGGAGTTCGGTTATGTCGAACCGGTCATCTGGAATAAGACGACCGGTCGTGTTGTCGGTGGGCACCAGAGGCTCAAGGTCCTCATCGACCTTGGCATCACAGAGGTTGACTGTGTGGTCGTTGAAATGGACGAAGCCAAGGAGAAGGCTCTCAACATCGCCCTGAACAAGATCAGCGGTGATTGGGATAAGGACAAGCTGGCCCTGCTGATCGCTGACCTGCAGGGCGAGGACTTTGATGTTTCCCTCACCGGTTTTGACCCTGCCGAGATTGACGACCTTTTCAAGGGCAGCTTGAAGGACGGCATTCACGACGATAATTTCGATGTGGATGAGGAGCTGAAAAAGCCCACCTTCACCAAGGCTGGCGACATTTGGACGCTCGGTCGGCACCGTCTGGTTTGCGGCGATTCCACAAAGAAGGAAACCTACGATGCTCTGATGGGCGACGTCAAGGCCAACCTCGTGATCACGGACCCGCCGTACAATGTGAACTATGAAGGCTCTGCTGGGAAGATTAAGAACGACAACATGGCAAACGACGCATTCTATCAGTTCCTGCTCGACGCTTTCACCAATATGGAGGCCGTCATGACCGGCGATGCTTCCATCTATGTGTTCCATGCGGACACCGAAGGTCTGAACTTCCGCAGGGCTTTTGCCGATGCAGGCTTCTACCTCTCCGGCTGCTGCATCTGGAAAAAGCAGTCTCTGGTGCTCGGACGCTCTCCATACCAGTGGCAGCATGAGCCGGTGCTCTATGGATGGAAGAAAAACGGCAAACACCAGTGGTACACGGGTCGCAAGGAAACCACCATCTGGGAGTTCGACAAGCCCAAGAAGAACGGCGATCACCCGACCATGAAGCCGATTGCGCTTTTGGCATATCCGATCATGAACTCATCCATGAGCAACGCTGTGGTTCTGGACCCCTTCGGCGGTTCCGGCAGCACACTGATTGCCTGTGAGCAGTCGGATCGCATCTGCTATACCGTGGAACTGGACGAGAAGTTCTGCGACGTCATTGTGAAGCGATACATCGAACAGGTCGGCTCCTCGGATGGTGTGACGGTGCAGCGTGACGGCGTGACTTTCCGCTTCGACGAAGTAGCTAATGTAGACAATTGAGGCTCCTGTTTTTCTACGATAATCGGTACATATATTTCGCTGAAATGACTTGCTATTCTGTGGCTTCAGAGTGATATATACAGTACCAAAAAACAAGGAGGTAACCCCATGAAAGAACTACACTACAACGTCACCGGACAGGACCGCAAAGAGCTGGTCGGCATCATCTCCAAGGTTGTCGGCATGAAGGCAGTCTACAAGTTCATGCCCACCTGCGCCTTCGTCATCAGCAACATCACCGTTGAGAAAGACGGCACGATGGTCTGGGACGAGCGCACGGATCAGGACACCATTGAGGCGGTCATCATCGCCCTTGCCGCAGCCGGATTCAACCCGGTCAAAGACGAGGCCGAAGCCGAAGAAACTGGCCTGACGATTGAGATCCCGCTTGAAAAGGTCTCGGTTGGAAACCTCACCAAGCTGCTGGATGCCAAAGGAGAACTGATCAAGAAGGCCCTTGGTATCGAGGACATCCGCATTGAACTCAAGGACGACCGCATCGCCTTCCCGTGGTTCAAGGAGCTGCCCTCTCCCGAAGAGATCAAAGCCTACTCGCATTTCATCGCAGCCTTGTGTGAGATGGCACTAAACCAGAAGCGGATCACCGCCAAGGAAAAGCCGGTCGACAACGACAAGTACGCATTCCGCTGCTTCCTTTTGAGGCTGGGCTTCATCGGTGACGACTACAAGACTGAACGTAAAATCCTGCTCCGCAACCTCTCCGGCTCCTCGGCCTTCAAGAGCGGCGCAAAGAAAACGGAGGTGGAATCATGCGAGTGATTTCAAAAGCGGCCCTTGAGGGCTTACGTCGCCGGTACAAGCCCGGTACACGGGTGGAGCTCCTGCAGATGGACGATGTTCAGGCCCCTCCCATCGGGACGAAAGGAACGGTCCTCGGCGTGGACGACATCGGTTCCATCATGGTCGCATGGGACAACGGCTCCGGCCTGTCAGTCGCATACGGCGCAGACCTTTGCAGGGTGGTGAGCGACGATGACTGAGACGATCAAAAAGCAGATCCTCGCCATCCGGGACACCGGCCTGACGAATATGTTTGATACAAACATGGTGCAGCGGCTGGCCTACGAACGAGACTTCTATGAGCTGGTGGTCTTCATTGAGGAGCATCGCAAGGAATATGTGCATTTCATCCTCTACGGAGAGGCATAAAGTACACAATTCCAAGCCCGAATATTTGTGTAGAATACTTCGGTTTATATTGCAGAAATGACTTGCTATTACAGGCGTTTAGAGTGATATATACACTACCGAAAGGAAATACACACAAACGGAGGAAACCACGATGCGTTACATCGACCACACCAACTGCAAGACAGCCTTTGAAAAAGGCGAAGACCACGAGATCCAGAGCCTTGGGAAGCTCACCCGCACGGCTACCAAGATTGCCGAAGCAAATGGCCTCGGAGTTCTGAAGAACCGTCAGGGCTACTACAGGATCATCAAGAAGAGCGGCCTCGGAGCCTACGAAGACGTCCTTTCCAGCCTCGCTGAGGTTGACGCCTTCTTCAAGAACCTCGACAGCCACAAGGCTACGAAGTATTAAGGAGGGACCGACAATGATTAGACTGGAAAAGTTCTACGATCTGATCAGCCGCAATGCCACGGTGACGCTGACCAACCGCCAACTTGATACCACCTTCTTTGAAGGCAGCATGCGAGACATTCCGGACCGTTTCAGCAACTGCATAGTCGAAGACTTCTGCGTGTCCAACACCGGCGACTTCCTTTTTAAGATCAAAGTCAACCCGGTCCCCGCAAACGAGGAAAAACGCCTCTGGCACGAAGGCAGCCTACGGGTCCACGGCAGCATCTTCCATTACTGGTTCAAGCAGTACGACGAAGGCTCCGAGTTCGGAATCGACGGCGGCAGGATTTCCAAGCTGATGCTTAAGCGCAATGGCGAGATCGTTTGCAACTACGACAGAGGCTGGGATGTTCAGCCGGTCGACGAAGACACTCAATTGGCCTACGAAATATTGGTACATACCGAAAACTTCTAAACCCCGGTAAAGTAAATACCCTTGGGACATGAGCCGCTCGGCTCTGTTCCTCGTTATGACGGTCGCTTCAGGCGGCTATTTTTTATGCCTTTTTGGAGGTGATAACACTTGAGGCGAATGAAG